CCCATATACTTTTCCTGATAGGCATCGGTAGCAGCTTTGGACTCGGCTCTTAACCTCCCCGCGCTCGTAGTTTCGTCTGCGGCGTGAACTGTTGGGTCGGCAATAGAAGCAACATTGGCTTTCATCTGTCCTGGAAGTGTCTTAATTCCAGCTCCAAATGCGTTTGCAGCGTCAACTATTCCGCTTCTGGTATCTGCAATGTGCTCATTCAAGCCTATCTGTTCGGAAAAATCCTCTATCGAAACACCTCCGGCTTCTAATTGAGGATTGTCCTTATAGACCTTGCTTGCAAGTTGATGAGGATCTGTTTTTGCGTATTCTGGATTTTCTTGTATGAATTGACCGATATTAAACATAGTCATCCTTTATTAATAGCGGATAGGTTGTTCTTCGACTTTTTTCAGATGCTCTTGAGCGAGAGCATACGCGCTTCTTGCCCCACGTCCAACAGTATCAACTCCGGTATTGATTGCGCTTCCCACTCCTTCCATTCTCCCAGGATTCACACCCGGCATTTGAGGCGTTGACCCACTCATATCTCTCAAGGCTGAATACTCACGGTCTTTCTTTTGGTTTATCATTAGGTTTATTTCATCAGAAGGAAGAACTATCGGAGGATCAACAGTGTCCTTGTCACCGCCATTTCCACCCCCCGGCACTGGTGTCTTAATGGCCTGCTGTCTCGCTCCTGGGTATAACTTGTCAAACTCGGTAAGCCATTGAGCCGCAATGCCTTTGTCCTCTTCGTCCCCATTTCTTAAAACATCATTGACTTTTTTAATAAGGCTGTCTGTTTTTTCTTTGGTGGCCGCTGTTGCCGTGCCGGTTTTTTCAGCATCGAGCGACTCTTTTAGGCTGGCGACAAGGTTCTCAACGTCTGTTCCACCCTTCTTTTTATATATATCCGGAAACAAAGTTTCTGTTAGCAATAATAGCCGGTCTTCTTGTAATTTTCTGGCCTTAATCTGCATTTCCTGTGCGGTTTTTAACTCGGCCTGTCCTGGTGCTTTCTTCCAGCCATCCAATTTCAACTCTTTCATTGTATATTCTTCACTGTTGTCTTTTAAATGAGGACCACCCTCACCTTTAATAAATAGCCATTTTTCTTCCCGGTTGTTTTCATTTATTCTATACCCGGTTACAGACTTTCCCCCCTTCACAAGTTTAAAGCCATCACCACTCATCGAAGCAGCGTTTTTCTTGTTTATATCTTCTTTGTTGGCTAAGATATAAGGAATCAACTCAGGGCTGTTAAGGTTTTCTTCCAACAAGGCCATTGCTTGCTTGGCGTTTACAGTTCGTGTGGATTCCTTGCCGGTTCCGTCTTCAGAAAAAGATATTTCAGCCAACTTTCCGTCAGGGCTTACCTCAGCCGAATACGGAACACTGGAGCTATTCAATGCCTTAACTATGACATTTAGAGCGGCCTCACCTTTATTCTGTGATATGTAATGCCGTGCGGTTCTTTGGGCGCTATGCAATGTGGAAAGTTCTCTTTTTATACTATCACCCATCACCTTTTTAAGCATGGCCTGTCCATCTTCGGTTTGTCTCAGTTGCTTTATGGCATTGACCTGCCCTTTCATGGCGGGTTCTATGTCTTTTGGGTCATAGCCCTTACTTGGTGAATAAAGATCAAACTGCCCGACATCTCCCATTGAGCCGTCTAAAAAAGCACCGGTGAACGCGTCTCTCTTCATGTTGAACTCTAATTCTTTGTTTTCTTTGAAATATTTCCTGGCGACAGCCTGGTCTACGGTGTCAGTCCCCTCCGGCATTTCTTCACCGGCAGTAAGAGCGTCAGCCCCGGTTCTGATAGCAGTCCTGTGTCGCCGCCCCTCTTCTTTGTCTATCCTGTTTTGTTCCCTGTCTTGAATTTGTCCAACAGAGTTTAGTGCGTTCGCCATACCCGCACCGGCTTTCCATAACTCTTGTCCTAATGGATCTACCATGGCCTTACTCCTTTATCCCATTAAATACGCAGCTAACAGCATCCCGCCTCCAATTACAGCACCGGCCGGCCCACCACCTGCCGAAGCCGCTATCGCTGTCGATCCTGTTCCAGAAGCCGCAACAGCCGGAGCAATTAAAGCCCCTGCCTGCGCTCCCGCAGCGATACCACCAGCCGTTGACATTATCGCCCCTCCGGCTGTTTTTTTAGGCGCTCCCGGCTGTAGGGGTCTTTGCATTCCCATTGTACTCGTAGCGCCGCCCATGTGTTCTCTGGCTTTGTCCGCTGGATTTTGAACATCATATAATGCTGGCATAATTCCTCCTAATATTGCTGTATCGCAGGTCCACTATTAACCGCAGTTGCTAACCTGCCGAAGTTTTCTTTTTCTGCTGTGTTTCTCGCTTTTGTTCTCCCGCCTGCCAATGCACTCCCATATTCAAGACCTTCTTTTGAAAAAGCGTTTTTACCTCTTCCGGAACTCGGATCGCCACCGTATCGACTTAAATTCAAAGCTGTTCGCCCAGCACCGCCCTTAAAACCTTTTGCAACGTCCCCGGACGCTTCATTTACTCGTTTACCAACATCTACACCCTCTAAGGCTGATTTATAGAATTTCGCGGTCACAGGCTTTCTATGGCCTATATTTTCGCTTTGTTCGCCTATAAGCCCCCTTGTGAGAGCTTCTTTTGGAGCTATTAACCTTCTTTCAGACTCGGCCAAATCACCAACAAGATCGTATCCAGCACCCTCGGCCTTCTCATATTTAGGGAGCAATCGCGTGTCGGCCTCATATTTCCCGGTCGTATAGTCTTCATAAGGTTTTATTAATCGCTGGTCACTTAGAGCTTTGTCTTTGCCAAAATCCGCCTCGGCTATGGCCTGCTCCGTTGTATGAGGCATTATTTCCATATTATCGGCTATTTGTTGACGTTCAAAGTCTCTAAAGGAAGTCTGAGCGTCAGGGTCGTACTCTTCGTGATCGCCTTTTGTTGTCAGGGTTGTTTCATCAGGCGAGTATTCAAATGGAGTCACATGTGCCTTCCAATCATCGCCCCACTCTTTCTGAGCTTTCACCCTTGTTTTATGGAGAGATTCTGCGCTATGAAACTCGTCAGTATCAGGGTCAACATAACCCTCTTCTTCTGGGTCATAATCCACGCCATATTTATACTCGTTTAAAAACCCATGCGCCCAATCCTGTTGTTCGTCGGAAAGTTTTAACATCCCTTTGTTGTAATCTTTGTCCACTCCACTGTTGTCTCCGCTTGGGCCACTTGGCATATTACACCTTCCTTTCTATATAGTACATTACTCCACCAACGCGCTTGTCTTCTTTTTCATTATGGAAATATTTAGGAATCACTCCCATTCTTGTAGCGCCTATCTTTTCAGCCACTTTCTCTGCAAACCCAATGGCAAATATGTTGTCTTCCGGTAAAATTCCCATTAATACAGAAAACCGTTTCCCTAATAATTCATAGACTTTAACTGAAGGATCGACCGATTCCCCCCAAAACTCTTTAAAAACGCAGAAGTGCATGTACCCATGACCCCATTGAATGTTGTCTATGAGTCCAAACCCTGCAATGTCACGCCCAACATAAACCGCAAAGAAAAAATTATTAAACTGTGATTTTATTTTTTCAACAAGCGACTCTTTTTTATAGTTTTTATAACCATAGAAGAGAGCATCTAAAGTGCCGTCCTTTTCCGACCTGTCCAACAAAGACATGATAAAGCTGTCCTTCATGGTCCTTATGCCGTCATCCTCCATATAAGGAATTATCGAAACGTATTCTTGTTTAAATTTATGTTTCACTTAAATACTCCAAATTGAAATCATATTATATTTCTCCAAACAACTTTAAGTAATTTCTCAAGTATCTCCGCTTCCCGCTTAATCGCCCATCGAAGTTGACTTGCATTATTCAAGTCCTCGGTCTGAATCCTCTGTAAATCATTCTTCGCCTTCAAGAATCCTTGCTTGAGAGCTTGTTTGTCACTGTCAACTGCAAGGTCTATTTTAGCCATTATATAAACTCCTCAAAGTGTTCTTCCCAGTTATCTCGCTCAAAGAGTTCACCATTTTCTATGTAATATTTATTATTACCGTCTATATCTATTTTGTGTTGATTGCCATATTTCTGTAAGTCTTTACATATTAATTTATTGTCTGGTGCTATTTCGTCTATTTCAAATTCTTCTAAGGGTATGTTGGTTGAGTGTTGGAAGCGAAACCAGTCAGCTTGGTAAACCGAGTAATAAACTTTCCCTGTTTTGTTGTCGTATAATATTTTCATAATTTTATTTTATTACTGAGAATGTTGCAGCATCTGCTGTATAATCTGTTGTATTGTTTGAAAATGTAGAGAATGGCGCAAGTGAATATTGAGTAAAAGAAAGATTATAACAACTAATACCTAAGTCACAAAATCTTATTAAAACATCAGGGCCAACTATATAGCTGGCCCAATATGACCCACCAGCTACCTTTATTCCGATAGATGTTCCTGAGCCACCAGTAAAATTCTGAATTACACATGGAAGAGCACTTTTTGTCCAAGCAAATGCTTTATTGTTCACATCAAAACCTGTAACTGCGGCGGTAGCACCGTACTTCAACCCCTCGCCATCTATTAAACAATGTCCTACTCCATCATTAGATGAACCACTCACACTAAATAATACTCTATTGTGAGTTTTAACATCATCTTCTTTGTGAAAAAAACATCTTGTAAAAAGTGATACTCCTTCACCCCAATATGATTTTATATCACAATCGGTAAATTTATATTCCGAACCCGGTTGAGTTTGTATTTGCCAAACGTTCCCATCTAAATCAAATCTTTCAAAATTAATCCCCAACTGCCCTGCTTGTATTGTTATTTTTCCATCTAATATAGTTGAAAGTGTGCTTATATACGCTGTATCAGCCGCAGCAGGAGCAGCAGCAAACCTACCAATAATTGTAACAGTATCGGAATCATTTTCTAAGCATAAATATTTTGCACTCTGTAATGCTACTGTATCTGTATTACTTGCAAAAGTTATCCATTTTCCCTTATGTTCAGGCCATCCTATAATATAAGTTTCTCCACTTGTCATAATATTAGTATCTAAGGAAAGTGTTGTATCGCTATCAACTGCTGTAATTTTAGTCCAAGTATCATCTGTTGTGTTTTTAACACTCATCCCAATCAAGCAAGTTGTTTCAAAATTCTGTCCTGTTTGAACTAGTTTATTAGCACTTGTTGAAGTAGTTGTACCACTCTCTAAGGTACTTCTCACTCCCCAAGTAGAACCATTGTCGGTAATACTACCATGTGTTGTTGTATAGTTAGTTCCCTGAACTGAGGAATCTATTGTTAATGCTGTGTTTGAAAAATCTCCTCCATACAAACTAATAGAATATGCACCCGTATAAGCTTTTCCTTGAAAAGTCAAATCTTCTGTATAAGTTCCTGCTGCTACATAAATAATTACATTTCCACCAATCAACCCCGCCAAACTATCAATAGCATATTGACTCGTTGCGAAAGCTCCAGCATCAACTGCTCCACCTTTATCTATTGCATCTGTTCCATCTGTTCCATCTACATAGATAGTAGAAGCCCCAATATTCATAATAGGAATCCAAGCTCCTGCACCTGAACTATACATCATTAAGACATTGCGACCTGTTGGAGTGTGAAGAAACCATTGTCCTGTTGAAGGGGTAGCCGGAACAGTTGCTCCATTATCACAGAGCATTGCTATTGCCTTATACTCAGCAAAGTTTACATCGTCAGCTACCTTTAATTGAGTATTGCCGCCAGAACTTTCCCACATGCTTGTATCTTTGGCTGTATTGGCAACAATTTCATCGAATTTAGCTTTAGTAAGAAGCCCTGCCCTTGATGCAGAAGCCGCAACTAAAGTAGCATTGGTTCCGTCAGATGAGTTGACATCAACTGTCGTTTCTGTAGAAGTTCCCTCTGAAAGATTTGTACTTACATTGGTTGCCTTAGATGTGTTGTCGGCGTTTAGGGCCACAACCTCTTCATACGTAAGCATCCTATCGTCAGAGGTTCCCGACCAGATATCTATTTTGACTTTTAGCTTCTCAAGGAAAAAATACAATGCTTTCGGCTGTAAATTCCTCGGCACATCAGGTAACTTATACGTGGATGAAAAGCCTACTGCGGCCACAAAAAGTATTGTTATTAAAATTGCTAATTTTTTCATTGACCCAGCTCCCTCATTGAAGTTGCTAAATCAACCCCGCTTATAGGAGTATAGCCGGAAATTCCTATCTCGTATATTCTCGACTTATATCCTGCCGGAAGTTTGAAAGGCTCTGAATCAGTCACGGTTTTTGTTAATTTTGGAGTAGTGGAACCGTCCACGTATAAGGAAAACGTGACAGTATCGTTTAAGGTCGTATTGGTAATGTCATATAAATAATCGTCATTGATTGCCAATGCGTTGATTGCCGCGCCGTTTATCGAACCTCCGGCGTAAGTCATGTAATCAACAGTATTGGCTATCATATCGGCGTTAAGACCGGAAAGATATCCGGCATCATCCATATCTGATATTAAATCATCATGCCAGTATTCGTCCCTTGTCACCCGCGCCACTGAGAAATTCACAAGAGAATTCAAGTGAAACTTCTTTGATTTCCAGGTGTATCTTTTATAATTGTAAGTCTCGCCTTCCCATTCTTTTATTTTTAAAGTGTAGTCCGAGTTCGGATCTTCGGAGTCTTCTATTTCGTTCACAACAATATAAAACAGTCCATCGGCTACGCTCACATACCCGGCATAAACAGTATCTGTCAGCTTTGAGAACGTGCCTAATTCCAAATCATAAACAAAGCTATCACCTAAAGACGAGTTGAACGCAAAATACTTGTTCCTGTAAACAAAACCCTGAATATAAGTCGGTAAAAGATCAACCCAGTCGTCCCGGGTTAATATATTGGCTGTTAATGTCCTTATTCCGTTCTGGTCTATTATTTTAAGGCCGTCTCGCTTTGATGCAAATATGACCGAGTTTTTTATCCTCGCTATCGACTTTTTCGCGGCGCACGGACAGAAATCGTTCAACTGGATGAACTGCATTGTGGCGGGGTCATCTCCGTACCCAACAGAATGATAACCCTCTGTTAAGACAACAACCGTTGACCCGAAAAATGAAAGACCAACAATGTCATGCTCGAATGATATAGTATCGGAACCCCATGCGTGAGGCAGAAAAAGTTCGGAAAGATACAATTCATTCCCGACAAATCCCATCATTCTTCCAGAAGGAAGGGCCTGAAGATGCGTTAAACCATCAGGCGGAGGATTCCAGTCAGAAGAAGGACACACAGAACCCGTGTCTAAGTCTGCCGTGTCTGTGTTGTCTAATATGGTGTAATATTCCCAGTAATCATCGCCGGAACCGCCTACGCCGTGCGTAGCATCATCCGGGTCTTCGCTGGTTGAGTCATGGATGCACTTATAGATTATATCGTCAGTGCCGTCGTCAAACTGCCAGTATTCTCCGTCATCACCGCTTGAAACTCCGGTTGCCCAGTCTCCCTCGATTGAAGGCAGATCGTAATCTTTCACAAATACAAACTCTGCTGTATCTTCAGACCCCGCAACAGTCCTATAAACCCTTAAAATAGTTATATCTCTTGTCGCAGGAATAGCCTCAATTTTTGTAATGTCAACCGTATCGTCATCTAAAAAATCACTTCCTGGTAAATCAGTAATCGGACACGGGGGGCCTTCTTCGCCATACTTTGTGACCCTGGTATAAGCATAAATTCGTTCTTCGGCTGTCCCTGAACCACCAGTCTTAACAGCAACCGTAGGCTGTATGATCGGAGCCGGGACACCTACCTTATAATAAGCAGGATATGTTAGTTCTGAAGAGTACGCCCTGACTTCTGTTTGTCCTGAAAAATACGTTCTGTCGTAAGCATCGTTGGCTATCGGAGAAATAACATAGTCTGAATCGTCGTCATCAACAATAAAATCACCATCATACTCAAAAAGTGATTCAACGTCGGCATCAGCTAAAACTTCAGTCTCGGAAGTGTCTCTGAATGATCTTAAATCGCCTTTTTCGAGCTTGCAGTTTTCAGCGACCTTTGCTTCGGTAGTATCTAAAAGATTGTCAGCAAGGCGAGGATTCTCGCCCCTGAACGCCTTAATAGATATTGAAGCCCCGAATACCTGGCTTGTGACCAGAAGAAAACAAAGTATGTATAAGAGTTTTTTCATTAGTAAAGCCTTAAAAGTTTTACATAACCAGATTTAAACGTGCCGGCACTTGCGACAACCGTAATGCTTGAAATTACTGCCGAGCCTAAATATATACCTGCGATATTCATAGTGTAAAAATCATTAGCGGTGTGATCAACCGAAACAACCGCTGACATTCGAGCTTCATTACCCGCTGACTGAGATATTTTTATAGAACCGCTATGTCTCTGATGAGCGCCCTTGGATAAAGGAAAATAACCTGTCGCAGTCCCGGCAGCTTGAACAACTACTTGAGCATTACTTACAACTCCAAAACCATCTTGCGCCCACCTATAGTTAGCCGTGTTGGAATCAGCATTAATTCTTATGCGCGGGTATCCGTATGGAGAGTTAAAAATAAGATTATACTCAAGCGCATAAATTCCTGTCTCGGCCAGCCCTGAAAAAGTATTCGTGGTATCAGTGTCCGTAACCGTATAAGTCTCACCGACCGACCAAACTCCCACTGTTGTAGATATGCTCCCACCGTTAATAACAGGAGCGGTAAATGTTTTATTTGTAAGTGTCTGGGTGGCATTATTGGTTATAATATCAGCCGCATCCGCGCCACCTACTCTCTCGATAATTGCCTCAAACCTGTCCAGTGTACCAGCCGTTAATCGACATGAAACAACCGTCGTAGGAGAAGCCGTACACGCTAAACCTGTCGTACTTTCCTGCGCTCTCAAGACTGTCAGTGTAGTTCCTGACCTTGTGGTGACTTTGATAATCTCATAATCACCATCAGCCTGAGTCAATGTTGCCATAAACCAGTCACTACCGTTAGCGGTAGGCCAGCCGGTAGCATCGTCAATCGTTACAGTCGTTGCAACGGCGGTAATATCCCCGGCAAGATCAGCAACCGCATTATTGGCAAACTGCTGTTCTGCCGTAAATCCCGTTGAACAAAGAACAAAAACAGAGAGTAAAACTATAAGAAATTTCTTCATTGTCTATCTCCTAAAAAAATGAACTTCCTGAATAATCCGCAACCCCCTGAAGAGCTTCGCCCTTTCCGTCTGCGATTGCTTTATAAAAGTCCCGATTAAACGCGGCCGCACGTTTCGGGTCGAACCAATCCATACCTTTCATGTTTAGTAATTTAGAAAGGGCTCCGTTTTTAATGTCCATAACGTGATGATTATAAAGAGATTCTTCAATAGTTGTACCGTCAAGAGTCGGTTTCACGGCTACACTATAAAGATACAGAGCATCGTCAATATCACTATCCGGAATAGGATATACTCTTACTTTTCCCGATTTCATCAAACGACACGCATACGGATCTCCGGCAGTAGTTAAAACTGCCCAACGTGGACAATATTGGTCAAACTCTCGCTCGTTATAGACGTTAATTTTAGCATCATCGTCCGAACCGTCCCCAAGATACGCGGAACCTATTTCAACCGGAAGATAGTAAGTCTCTGTAACGATATCGAATTCAGCCGCAGCCGTCACATCGATAGCGTCTGCGTCAACACGAACATTCCTTACCTGTTCGCACCATTCAATAATGGCCTCCCGAATTTTATAAATCGCGGTAGCCTTCGGAATGTTAGAGATTTCCGCCTGAAAGAATGTTCTGAATTCTTCAAATGTTTTAGCCATTTCCTCGCTCCTTCTGTGGCGCAATTACAGAACCCGTTTTAAATTCAATCCCGAGTAAAGAATAAAATGATTTCTCGTAACGAATAGATACGTTCCAGTTTGGAAGAGAATCGGTGTCTACACTGAAAGCAAGATTGAGCATCCATGCCTTTAATGCGCTGTGAAACTCTGCCCCGGCTTCTACATCAACCGTGCCTATGGTAGCCTCAACAGCGTCAGTAAAATGATAACCATAGGCTATTTCAGCATAAACATTGGTCGAAGCGTGAACCCTCGGGTACGTCCTGACATACTTTGGAGTCTTGGGGTCATACGCGAAAAACTCAATCTCGGTAACTCCGGTTGCCGAATGCCAGTCAGGAAACAGGTTCTCAAGATCCTGCTTGGACATTTGGCTTATTTTCTCGCCGTAAGTAGCCCCGTCATCGCCCATATTTCTTGGCATATCGATTAACCGGACACACTCAGTAGGTAATGCATGAAGTGTCTCGTCTGCCGTTAATTGAAATGTTTTGACAAACTTCATGTGAGCCTCGGGCCTTGTTCCAACGAGCGTTTTTTGAGCTTCGTTGTAAAAAGTCACCCACTTAGCAAGGGTAATCCTGCTGTATTCTTCCCCGGACTTGGCATCACCGTCATAATCATTGTACTGCTTCGCCGCTTCTATGATGAGCTCTTCGATTGTCATGCTGCTTCCTCATCTTCGGGTTCAATTCCTTCGAGCTTATAGATCGCATCAAGCATTTCCTTTCTTGTCATGTCGTCAGGATCAAGGTCTACCTTATGTTCCAGCATGGCATACGTCTGCAAATCCGGTTTGTTCTTTTTGTCGAGGGGTTTCTTTGTGTCGTACTGGTCAGAGCTTTCAGGAACAAGTTCTTCATCCTGGACTTCCTCAACAACAGGAATAGCAGCCTTGTTCGCCTTTGGAATAAGACCGTCCAGCTGTTCGGCGGGAGTGTCTGCTATCCGGCTTAAAAGTTCTGCCGGAAGGTTTTCGAGCGAAAGTACGTCAACAGGCTTTGGGTGCTTCTCAGGATCTTTCCGCCACAAAAATTCAGTCGTGGAAATTTCCTTCATAAGTTTGTTTTTCTTCATGGTCATTTCTGACATTACAAATGTCACGCCTGTCTCGGTATTCATCATGTAACGCTGTTTGCCTTTTTTGGTCATCTTCATTGTTTAGTTTCCTTTATAAAAGCCGGGAGCCGAAACCCCCGGCTTTGGGTTTAGTCCATCGACCCGACAATTGCTACAATGTCCACCTTTCCAGTAGAAAGAGTGCCCGACACAGCCTCAATTTCTAAATCAAGAGTGGTAGCGGCGCCTGATCCGGTGAATCCCTGTACAGCGAAAATAGGTGTACCAGGAGTCGTCTGATTTAAGAAGTCAAACGCCTCTACAAAGTTGTCGGGGTCTGCCTCCGGTGTAGATGTAAAGCCAAGCTGCAATTCACAAGAGGTTGCATTGCTTGCCGTGTTCGGATTAATAACTGCCGCCAGAACTACATGCCCTGCCGGGATATTGAAGACCTGAATAATGTCTCCAGCTGCAAGTGCCGAACCCTTCTCGGTAAGTACGGTTGCAAAATCAATGGTTTGTTTCAGCTTATAAAAAGCTGTGTTACCTGCAGGCAGCGTATCGCCGCCAGCCAGGTCAATGGTCCCTGCATAACCAGCCGAAGCCAGAAGCGCAGAAACCATAACGATTGTAAATATTTTCAAAAGTTTCATGGTTAAAATCCTCCTAAAAGTTTCCAAGGGGGCAAAATAGCCCCCTGGTGATTATGTCGCTTTCCTGACAAATCCGGTTACGAGTGCCGGTGTTTTGATCACTTTGTAATCGTGAACATTAAGGCCTCTTACCAACTGTCCGAATGTCTTTTCAGACTTGATCGTGTCCATCTTGGTCATCTGTGACGCGAACGTAATAGCGTGTTTATGACCAGCCATTGGGTAATACCCTGTATAGGTATCGTCTGTGGCGGAATGGATTTGATTGCTCTTGAGTATGGGATTGCCGTCAATGTTACCGATTCTGCCGTGCCTTACCACCGATTTACTGTCACCGGTCATGGAAACGTCCTTGATTTCAGACTTCTTAATCAAGTTGCTCATCCATGACGCGATTGCGTACCAGCGATCCGTCTCAGGAGCGTTTGCCTCGTCCAAAACACTTGTCATATCAACAAGGAAATCGAGCATGTTATCCTTGCTCAGAGCTTTAAGTGTTCCGGAAACTCCCATGTTGTACCCCGAGGAAATCGCGCCGGCTGTCGCGCCCACATTGCTCGCGTGAGCATCGGCGTAAACAGCGGCAAGTCCTTCAGAGTCAATCGTGACCTTCATCTGTTCGCCTGCATCCTGGCCAAATTCGGACATAAGCTGAATGTCGGCCTGATGAGCGTCAATGTCATCACAAATGAAATTGAAGTACTTGGCTCTCTCAATCGGAAAATCAATTTTAGGACTTGTAGGACGCTGAATCTCAAGATCCATGTGTTTCTCGTAATCCGAAATGGTAATGTCCGGACGTGTACGGATCTGAACAACGTCGCCCTTGTCTTTTATTTCGCCCTCGTAAGTGGTATTACACATCGCTGGAAAGATAGATGCGTGATAATACTTGACGAGTAATGTCGTGCTCCATATCTGCGGAATAAAGTTACCGCTGAATTGGGGCTGTCCTGTCGCTACTGCTATCATAATTTTATCTCCTTCTCTGTTAATCAAACACCGTCAGAGAAGGTGCTTAATTAACTGGTTATTCGGTTGTCCTGCATGGCCTTTAAAATATCCTTGTAAACCTCATCTGCCTTAGTCTGTTGCGTTACTGTAAACCCACCAGTAGCGTACTTTCTAACGAAGTCGTCTGCCTGTTTTCGGGTGTATTTCCTGCCCTCGGCCTGTGGCGTAATGGGCTGGTTTAATACTCCGCGTTCAGGCGACGGAGAGATTTCTTTTGCAGGAAGGTCATTGTCAATAATTGGCGTTTCTTTTGGAGTTTCTTTTGGGGATTCGTCGATAAAATCCTTAAAGATTTTTGCAACTTGCTCCACATTCCTGTCTTTATTAGCCTGGTTAAGATAAACCTGTCTGGGTTGAACTGTTCCAGGACTGGTCCCCTTCAACCAATCAATAAGATTTTGATTGTGGTTGAGCGTGTCATAATCGCCCAAAGAACCGCCTGCGGCTACTATGTGTTGATTGATGGCCGCCTTAACGTTATTGTCATAGGTGACAGCGGCGTTTTGCTGAGTGTTCTGCTGCACCTCTCCTACCGTGTTTTGCACCGTCTTAACCTTACCGGACACATTATCCATCCCGGTCTTAATGGCA